TAGTAATTCGTTTGACCATCAACAATCACCATTAGAACATAATCAGTATCAATAATAGTTGGAGAAGTAGGAAATGTAAATGTTTTAAATTCCTTTACAGTATTTATTACAGTAGGAGAACTAATTCCATCGTCTATTATATTTAAATTACTTTCTAAAACGATTACTCCTTTTGCATTTTCAGTTCCAGAATAGTCATTAAGAGCAACTTTTAAATTATCAACAGTTCCAGTCCCACCTGATGGGAAAACTGAACCTCTTAAATTATCAGCATAGTGAGTATGGCTACTTGGACCTATTTCCTCATATCCAAAATTAATACTATTACTCTTAATCGGATAAACCGCCTTATCTAAAAAGTCCTGTGGGGTAGTTACTATCAATTTTCCATTTTCTATTTTTAAATCTTCCCAAATCCAATCTCCATTTGCGTCTATTACCTTTGACCGATAAATATGTCCCATCTTGCCTGTTTTGTATTCCTTGCCATAAATATCATTCATCCCTCCTTTCGTAGAGTGATAAACCGCATAAGAACCTACCACATTTTCAGGTCTTTCCACTAAAACATTTCCTTCTAAATCCTTGACTTGGGTTTCGGTAACTACTATTTCTCGCCTAAATTCTTTTGAATAGCCGTTTTGGTATTCTTGGGTAAGCGGTGGCTGGTAATAAAACACAGCATCTTTGCTCTGTAAAGAAAACTCTACTTTATTAGTAGCTGGCTTCTCTTTTAAAAACCATACCATTTTCATTCCGCCCTCGCCTTCTGGGTAATCGTAGTATTCTATCTTGATATTCCCTTTTTCCCAGATAATTTTATCTATTAAGGTGCTTACTTGTGCCTTTTCGTGTTCCGTGTCTTTTAGGCGAACCGAGAAATTGACTTCATTGCTCCACCTCATCAATTTAATCTGTGGGTAAAACTCTTCCTGTTTGGCATCTCCGATTTCTACTTCAAGCAAATCTTTCGGGTCATCTTTGGCCGTTATTTTAAAAGAACTATTGCCGATGTTTACAATTTCTGCGGCCATTCATTTAAGCGATTGTTAAAACCCCATTCGCCGCATCAAAGTCAATCGTGAATGTATCTCCATTTTGTAGCGTTATCGCACTGCCATAATCGTAATAACAAATCAACTTATCACCCGTTGAGCCATCATCATAGATATACACATATCTGAATGGTCCAACTTCTCCTGAGGCGGTCAATGTTAAATCAGTTAATACTAATTTGTATGTTCCTCCTGTTTGAGATGACGCACTCACCGTTATTACTCTTGATGAACAGTTAGCATAGCTTACCTCTGTTAAATCTACCAATTCGTCCCAAGCGTCTTCATGAGCTGTGTTGGTAAGGGCTATCGTCAACCCATTCCCGCTCAAATCAATAAGCTTCTCTGCCAAGTTCTCCACGAATGAGTTTATTTTTACAAAACTTGCCATTTTATCTTGTCTTAGTTATTTTCTTTTTTTTATAGGGGCTTTTTTTACGACTAAAAGCACCCTTTTGACATTTATTTGACATTTGTCATCATTCTATTCTTATATTTTCTCTTCTTTTTTTTCTTCTTTTTCTTCATAAGTATGTCTTTCTGGGTTATAACCATCTTTGTGATCCCAGTTATATCCCCATTTGAACTTAGCATGGAACCTGTCTGCCTCATCCAGCTTTATTCTGTCTAAGTCAAGCTCTAAAAAGAATCTTTTCGTTGCTTCCTTTAATTTCTTTTGAAACCCCAGAAGGAACATTAGCTTTTTTATCCTTCCAAGCTTGCGGACTACTCCTGTTCTATGATCCCATTTAAACTCAATATCCAATACACGCTTCAACTCTTTTACAATATCCTTCTTACCGGCATCTTTGTTAAACTCGGGAATCACATCCTGGAATGGATACCTGTAAGCGTCATCGTATTCCAGCACCATGCAGATTATATTCCTCAAATCCTCCAGTATGATCTTCCAAGCCGGATACCAAATCATCATTAAGTTGAATACCCGATAGATCTCCCTGGCGCACAGGCAGTACCTTTCTGGCTTCTGCCTTACCCTCTGCATCCTACGATCAAGCCTCTCAAGTAGGTCAAAGAATATTGTCAGGAACTGCTTTCTAAACAAGAGGACGAAAAGGATCATCTTTACCTTGTTGTGCTCCATTCCCACGAAAAACCCTCTAAGAAACCCCATCCCTGTCTTCTTAACCTCGTTCACGGTCTCAACCGTCTCTCCGTAACAGAATCCCTTTACCGGAAGTTCCACTCCATCAAAGTATGTTATTACACCTCCGTCTTCTGGGAATAGGACTCTTGTTATTGCCATCTTTTTCGGGTCTTTGCTCGGCGTGGTCTCCATCATACCGACATTTGCTTCTCGTATCTTCGCCAGTATGAAGTTTATCTTCTGCACAAACTCAAATGCACCTGCTTTCTGTTTCTCAAGATTCGCTCCTTCTCTTTGTTTTTGTCTAAACTTTTGATTATGTTTTTTGCTCATGCTTAGTACCACTCTCTACTCGCTATTAAATAGAGAGTGGGTTATTTATCGCTTATTCCTCTTCCTCTTCTTCAATAGCCTCAATCAAATCGGGCTTCCTTAAACCTTCTGTGCCTATGCCTTTTTCCTCAGCTATCACTTTCAATTCCTTTGTGGTCAACTTTTCCAAGTCAACTTCCGGCTCTTCAACTTTCTTTGCCGGTGGGTCGCACTGCCTGATTACCTTGCTCATGTAATGTTCTCAGGCACGTACCTCAGGTTGTAGATAACCGCAGCAACGCTGAAGTCAATGTAAGTGTTAGTGGATCCTGGCGAAGCTATCGTGGCAATCGCTCGGATGTATCTCATCGTTGGGGTCAAGTCAACAACCTGTGCTGCTGCTTCGTCAGTGACTAATGCACCATTTGTGATTGTCGTCCAAGTAGAATTATCAGCACTCTCTTGAATTGTAATCGCAGCAGTACAGGTAGAAGTTGCTCCAACACTCACTATCACCAAACACTTCCTTCCTTCTCCTTTAAGGTCAACAGCCGTTCCATTCTCTCCAGTAACATCAGCTCTCCTCTTTGCGGATAAGAGCATTATTTGCTCTGAATTGTTAAGTAAATCTCTCATGTTATGGGTTCAAAACAGTGAACGCTGAGGCAATCGCTGGCTGGCCGTCAACCCTCTTCACGAATCTGAAGACGGTCTCATCGTATCTGAATCTATCGTGGATTGAACTGGCAACCTGTAATCCACCCCTGTCTCCAATGTAGTAATAGTTCAGGTCTGCAAGAATAAGGTCTCCGAAGGTTCCAAGACCAGGAAGCTTGTCTGTCAGGATGATGGGTTTGCCCAGCATAATCTTAGCAACAGAATCTCTAAGATTCATCATCCACACGGCACATCCACATGTCGTTGTATTGTTGATGGTCATCAACTGTCCCATCCCTGCTTTTGTGGTAAGCCACACTGCGTTTGCATCGGCCCATGCTGGATGACCAACGTCCATAGCGATTATATCTTCAATCAGAATCTTTGAGCTTGTGTTTCTGGCTATTTGGTTTATCCCAGCAGTATTGATTATTCCCAACGGCTGGCCCATACCGGTTCCTCTAAGGAATCGGTAGTCTTCTTCGTAGACAATCGCTTCTCCAAATAAAGATACAAGGTAGTTTGCCAGGTTTATCGCAGAATCAGCAAGCAACTCGTCCGAAGCCGGACACAATCCGATTAGCTTCTTCGCTTTCAGGGTGAGCTTGCCGAACGCTGGCTGGCTCGCTTCCTTTAATGCTTCCTCCTCTATCCAATGGAGCTCTACTCCTGCGAACCTATCTGAGGACTGGTCGAGCTTTGGTAGACCCAACGTATCTCTTGCCATTGTGAATACTCTCGCCCTCGGTCTAACAACCGCATTCTCAGTGGCGTATCTGATCACTTCCATGTGAAACTCCTCAGGGACTAAAAACCCTCCTTCTGTGTCGTCTCCCTCTTCCATGGTTTTTAACACACTCTTTGGAATTCCAGTCTTTGCCAAAGATTTCACATCCTCTATAAAGTCCTCCATGTATTTGGAGAGCTTTACGAAAGGCCTCTTTGACCTCAAGAATGGATCAATTTCCATTACAGATTTCTCAACAGTAGGATTTCCTCTGTTGAACATGGGAGATCTCTTAACAGGATTAGCGTAGATGCTCTTAAGAGCTGTCTCAATCTTCTTCCCGATAACAGACTCAATCTTCTTCATCGCCTTTTCGTCCTCCGGGGTCTCGGGTGTCTCTGGGGTCTCAGGATCTTCAGGTGTCTCCGAATCTTCGGGTGTTTCGGGAACTTCCTCTTCGCCTTCCTTTAGGATATAATCTTCATCAACTTCTATTATCTTTCCGTCTTTTTTTCTTATTTTCACTTTTTTGCCTTAGCTTTAATTATAGCTGCGTCAACCACCTTAGAGGCAATCTGAAGATATCGTATCTCAACCTTTCGGCCAGATTTGTTCTCCTTCAAATCTCTCAAGGCGTTTTCCACAGCTTTGTTTGCCAATTGCATATAACGCAGTTCGGGATTTCTCCCACCTTTCGTTATACCGTGGCTGCGACCTTTAAACTTTGGGGTGATGTCTTTCTCAGGCTGCTCAGTCGCTTTAAGTAGCACCTTTAGGGCATCAATAGCTACCCCCATTTGTTTTAAACAATTATTTATAAGAGTCCTATTCTTCTCCGAAAGGACTCTTCCTGCTTTTGTTTCAAATCTTTCCGATAAAAGTTTCATTGGTTTTCCTACATCACTTTCTATTCTCCTAAATCTTCCACATTCCTTGCATTTTTGCTCTGAAATAGAAGCAGTAGTATATAATTCTATTGATGGATACCAATTTAAAGTTTCAATCTCTTTGCTACCACATTTACAAGTATCATAATCTTCTATGCTTTCCTCGCTCGCTGGCTCAAATGCTCCATCATTGTCCCCACAGTGGGTTTTAGCACTTGCTGCTGTCCATACTTCCTTATCATATCTAAATGCCTGTTGCTCGGTCTTCTCCTCCTCTCCTTTCGTGATACCCCAGATTACATCAATGCATTTACCATCATGCTTCCGTTGACAATTTTGCCTTCTGAATCTCTTGTACTTATCTGGGCTTTCAAGTCGGCAGGAATGCTCGTTGGCGTAGGGCTTGATTTCAAGCTCTATCTCTTTAATCTGTTCCTCTAAAGCCTTTGTCATTAAAGCCAAATTCATCTTCCTCGCTGCCACCAGAGCGGTTGGTAGGGCTGGGACATCAACCCAAGAGACTTCTAAAAGTTCTTGTTTATCAAAATGTGTTCCCTCTTTGCTATATTTTTTCCCAGCAATTTCTACAAATCCTTTTTCAATATAAGAATTCAATTCCTCCTCAAATATCCTTCTATACATTTTCCCCTCAATGTCGATGTTTCCTTTCTCATCTTCAACGAGCGGCAAGAAACCAACGCTTTGGGCTCTTAGGAATTTTCCATCCACGAGGGTCTTTAATTCTTGAGCTAAGGGAGTTGGGGCAAATATCTGTTTCTGCCATAATTCCTTTTCGTCTTTAACCCAAGTTTTAGTAGCTTGCCCAACAGGTGGGATTGCTGTTCCAAACATCCCTCCAGATTGATGGGCCCACAATATAACTGGGTTCTTATTATAATTAGTGAGATACCATCCTTTAGGGTTTATAGTATCTCCAAATCGGTCAACCTTCCCGGATGAAACCAAAACCTCATAAATATCATTCTCTCCCTCTTTGCTTGTTGACTTTATTTCTGCTGGTGCATATAACTTTATCATTTGTCTCTCTTAGTATTAAAATTGTTTATTTTTTTATTTATATTAAATGTGTTTTTAATCTACGACTGGTAATAAGGCACACCTACAGTTAGGTTCTGAAGGATAAAGCAACCCGTTAGAGAATGGCTTGCCTTTCACCACAACCTCGCCGTTCATAGCAGCGTGCTCAAGTCTTACTCTGTCGTCCATTGTGGCTGACCACTCCACCTTCTCCACGACCTCACTTTGCATATAAGCTTCAAGTTCAGCTCCGTTGGAAGAACTTAGAACCTCCGTCCTCGCTATCCTCTCAGATTCCCATTTGGTTCTACTATCAAAGACATCGTTGACTCTCGCTGTGAGTTCAGGTATTCCCTCGCCCTCAGCCACTCCTTCTGATAGGGTCTTCTTG